ATAACGCTTATCTATTCACAGCATCTAGTAATAATATTCAGCTTACTGGCAGTAACACAGTAACAGTCTCAGCTCGAGCAGAAACTACTGGTTATTATTACTATTTTTACAATAGCAGATGGTATAGTCTGGGAAGAGCACTTCTTGTTGAGACTCCAAGCTTTGTTTATAACTCTATTCCCGGCAATGTTAGTATTACTGGAGCGAATCTCACTAATACAAGAACAGCAGTTCCAAGTACCTTCTTTGGCTTGCCTAATCAACCATATCAGGTTAGCTTGTTAACAAGATATGGAAGTGCTGGAGCTTCATCGACTGAAGATGTTCGAAATCTTATGCTGCTTGATAGAAACCCAACTGGAACTGCTGGTGCTGTAAGCGACTACACCGCAACAATATCAACAACCGGTGCACAGGTGGTTTATGATGTACCTCTTATTAGTATCAGACTAGCGCCTTCGGTTGACACAAACACTCCGGGATTCTTAGGCGAAAGAGAAATTATTAATCGTATGCAATTGATTTTGAATTCGGTTGGTATTCTTACAACACACAACTGTAGGATTACTTTACGATTGAATGGTCTTATAACCAATACTTCATGGGAACGAGTACAAAACCCGAGCTTGAGTCAACTTATATATCATAACAACCAAGATACTATTCTTGGAGGAATTGATATATTTGAATTTAGAGCACAGGGTGGAACGGGTACAAGTGATAGAAGTGCTGTTGTTACTGATCAAGATCTTGGAGATATTGTTACACTTGGTAATTCTATTCTCGGTGGTGATAATGTATACCCAGATGGCCCTGATGTACTAACAGTTGTTGCTCAACTATCTGAAGATCCTTCAACTGTGTCAACAAGTAATCCGTTTAACGCGACAGGTAGAATATCGTGGTCTGAATCTCAGGCTTAAATGAATTTATCTGTATAAATAGTTAAAAGTTTTAAGAGAGTTAAAATGGCAAATCCAACTTCAAGAGCAACATTAATCGATTACTGTAAAAGGCGTCTAGGCGAACCTGTAATCGAAGTCAATGTTGATGAAGATCAAGTTGAAGATCGTATTGATGAAGCAATTCAATACTATCAAGAGTTTCATTCTGATTCTCTGAAACACGGTTATTTGAAACATCAACTGACTTCTTCAGACATCACAAATAAATATATCTCGCTTTCGACAGACATTCAGTTTGTATCAAGAATGTTTAAAATCGATTCAACATTTGCTCAAACTGGAAACATGTTTGACATTAAGTATCAAATGGCACTGAATGATGTGTGGGATCTAACTACATGGGCTGGTGATCTTGCATATTATGAGCAGCTGCAACAATATCTTTCACTTCTCGATATGAAATTGAATGGTTCACCTATTGTTGATTTTGTGCGTAGACAAAATCGTTTGTATATCCACGGAAATATTGAAGATGGTGATTTAACTGCCGGTGATTATATTGTAGCTGAGATATACGAGATTATTGATCCAGACACACACACTTCAATTTATAACGATATGTGGCTCAAACAATACGCTACATCGTTGATTAAATTACAATGGGGTATGAACCTGATTAAATTTGAAGGGATGCAATTACCGGGAGGAGTCGTAATAAATGGCAGACAAATTTTTGATGATGCGCAAGCAGAAATTCAAGAATTGCAAGAGAAAATAAGACTCGAGCATGAAATGCCAGCTGACTTTTTTGTAGGATGACATGGCTAGAAATATTTACTTTTCTGATCAGGTTAAATCGGAACATGAGCTATACGAAAACTTAGTCATAGAATCTTTAAAGATCTATGGCCAAGATGTATATTACGTTCCTCGTGATATCGTCAACGAAGATACTATTTTCGGAGATGATGCAGAGTCATCTTTCAATTCAGCATATAAAGTAGAAATGTACATTGACAACATCGAAGGTTTCGATGGTGAAGGTGATCTCTTTACTCGATTCGGTGTTGAGATTCGAGATGAAGCTACATTTGTAGTTGCTCGACGTAGATGGTCACAAACTGTTTCTCGTTATGACAATGAAATTAATAGCGAAAGGCCACGCGAAGGTGATCTTGTATATCTTCCTTTGTCAAAATCTCTCTTCCAAATTACTCATGTAGAACATGAAATGCCGTTTTATCAAATCGGCAATCTCAACGTATACAAACTTCGTGCACAATTATTCGAATATACTGGAGAAGATTTGAATACACAAATTTCAGAAATAGATGCAATTGAAGAAGATAGCACATATCAATACAAAGTCACAGTTAACGGGATTCAGAGAGCCCGTGCAACAGCGAGTATTTCATAATGGCTAGAGTTTCCTCTTTAACAATTGTCGATTCTGGTTGGGGATATACTTTAGCTCCTACTGTTACGATATCTGCACCAGATGCAGATTCGGCAAACGCTACTGCGACTTCTATATTGAGTGGTAACTCTATATCCAGCATTAATTTAACAGACAGTGGCTATTGGTATGCAAATACACCGACAGTTACAATTAGTTTACCAGATGCTGATTCGGACGTAGCGACTGCGACAGTCAACCTCGATTCAGCCGAAGCTGCACAACCCTTTAGCATCACCAGCTTAACTACAACCGATAGTGGTGCGTATTATCTGAGTGCACCAAGTGTATCATTAAGCACTACTCAATCTCCTCCAACGAATTGGGAGGATAGCGCAGCAAAATATGGAACGTACTCATATAGATTAAATCAGAATTATGATGATTCTGACTACAATAATTTTTCAAATAAAGATGACGCTGGTGCTGATGTTAAATACGATCACATCTTAGAATTTTGGATTAAAACTCCTGTTGATACTTTAGTCGGTGATATTCTTAAGTTTCCTCAAGTAAATGATACAACTGGTACAAAAAATCAGATCGAAATAAACGGATTAGATTTAGTTTATAAATGGTCAGAAGCTTCTGGAGTTTCTGGCAGTCAAATACAATCAACTGGTAATACGTTAACTCCAGAAGTATGGCATTTTGTTCAAATCTTAAGAGATTTTGATGGCTCAGCAGTTGATGTTAAAATGTACGTCGACGGACAGGTTGCTGATTACGTTGATAACAGGCCACTTAATATTGATAATTTGATTGAATCAAAAGTGAGATTTGTAAATGATTCTTCTGTAAATGGTATAATGTTTGACGCGATTAGATTAACTCAGAATGATTCTCCAATTTTTGGTCCAAGTAATATACCAGATTCAGACAGAAATCCATTTCCTGCTGCTTCATATAGTGCTAGTCCTATCACTTTAACTGTTACCGTAGCAGACCCGGGTGATGGTAATGCTTTTTATATTGATGGTGTTCCGCGAGCTACACTCTATTTGTACGAAAACAACACGTATCGCTTTGATCAATCAGATGCATCAAATGATACACATCCATTGCGGATTAGTACAACGAGTGATGGTACTAATGGTGGTGGTGTAGAATACACTACAGGCGTGACTACAGTTGGTACTCCTGGGCAAGCAGGCGCATACACAGAAATTACAATCGCCGCCGGCGCTCCTAAATTACATTATTATTGCAGTGTTCACTCAGGTATGGGTGGCGCTATTAATACACCTTTCTTTGGAGAAAATACGAATTATCTAGGATTTGAATTACAGACACCACTTGTTACTTCTTCTATAACAAATGCCAGAGTAAGTGATTTAACAGTTATCAATAAAGGAAACTATCTTACTTCAGCAACAGCCACGATTGATTCTGCAACAGGTACTGTGTATGATTTCAGAGCAACCGCAACTGCATCAGTAGACAGTGCAAGTGGGGGAAGAATATCATCAATTGCAATTGTCGACAGCGGTGATTTCTATACTTCTGCTCCAACAGTGACAATTGATTCAGCAGATGGTACAGCGACTAGTTATAGAGCAACTGCGACAGCCACTTTAACTAACTCTGGTGAAATTGATTATTTGACAATTACAGATTCGGGTGGAGGATATATTACAGCGCCATCTGTTTCGATTTCAGCACCGGCTTACACCGATTTGTATTTAAATGATTCAGCTGAACAAACACTTGCAAGTGGTGTAGTTGTAAAAGGAGAAGTTGTTAAGTATAGTGATTCAGATGGTATTCTTTACCTAGCTCATGTTGGGGCTTCTGATGGAAAATACCATACATTTGTAACAGGTAGAGATATTACATTCGGTAGTGTTAACAGATACACAAGAAATGTTCTAGCTGTTTCAGAAGAAAATCAGATTTCTAATAACGAACAGAACGATGACTTTAGTACTATAGCAGATGATTTCCTTGACTTTACTGAAGATAATCCGTTCGGGGAGCCTAGCTAATGTCAGATGATATGTTTGATTTTGGATTTACTGCAGTTGACGAAGACGAACTGCAAGCAGTGCAAAAAACTCAAGCTCTAGCAAATGATGCAGAGCAAATAGCAAATGCGACTCAAGACAAGATAGATAAATTATATAATGCGATTATTCCACTTTTGAATAATTTGAAAAAGAATCCGGAGAAAGATTATATTCTTTGGCCAAATCGATTAGACAAAGTAGAACAATTTGAAGATCACTTACAAAGGATTTATAAAAGCTAATGTTCGGTACTTATTTTTATCACGAAAAGACAAGGAAATGTGTTGCAGCATTCGGTAGGCTGTTTAACAATATCTACGTCGTGCGTAAAAACAGTAGCGGTGCAGGCATTAGTCAAATCAAAGTGCCTTTATCATATGCGCCTAAAGCGAAGTATCTTGAAAGAATTCGTGAGAATCCCGATCTCGATACTGACACAAAGGTGGCACTTAAACTTCCTCGTATGTCTTTCGAGATCACGAGTATTGCATATGATACGACTCGTCAACTATCAAAATTGAATAGCATTCAAGGTGCTTTTTCTTCAACCAACAGGCAAAAACTTTTTACTGGAGTGCCATATATTTTGGCATTCCAGCTAAACATATATGCAAAGTCTCAAGATGATGCATTACAGATGGTAGAACAGATTCTTCCTACTTTCAATCCTCAATATACTCTTACAATGATTCCTCTAAAAGATGAATATCCGAACTATCGTGAAGATATTCCGGTCAGCATCGCGGGTGTAGGATTTACTGATGACTTTGAAGGAGAAGTAGGATCTCGCCGAACAATTATTTACACTCTCGATTTCGAAATGAGAGTACAGTTTTACGGATCAATTGGAACTGGAGCTGTTGTTCGCCAAGCGAATGCTCGAATTTTCGAGATTGAAGCTGGTACAGCTGACTCAGATGTTCGTATCGAAACAATTCAAATTGATCCAGACCCGTTATCAACTATAGGATTAGCAGACAGTGACTTCGGATTTACAGAAACATTCTACAGCGCAGACTCAGACTACAGATAATCAAAAGACTGATTACGAGTATTCTCGCGATACGTATTATGAGCTTATAGAAAAGGGCAAAGATGCTCTTGAAGATATGGTAAATGTTGCTCGTGAATCAGAGCATCCAAGAGCTTTCGAGGTTCTCTCTGGTATGATTAAAAATATATCAGATGTCAATGATAGGTTGATGGATTTAAATAAAAAGAAAAAAGAACTCGACCAAAAAGAAGTAGTAAAACAGGTCGAAAATCAACAAAATAACTTTTATTTAAGTACTGCTGAACTACAAAAAATGATGACAAAAGGTGATGTAATTGATGTTGAACCAGACGAATCAGAATTACTTAGGGAATCCTAATGTAAAACGCGACGGTGTTCAACAGGCATGGACTCCTGAGTTAATACAAGAATATAAGAGATGTATGGATGATCCTATATACTTCGCAGAAAAACACGTAAAAGTAATATCACTTGATAAAGGTTTAGTTTCTTTTAAGCTTTATCCTTATCAAAAACAAATGTTTGAGCAGTTCAATGAGCATAGGTTTAATATTGTCTTGGCATGCAGACAATCCGGAAAATCAATATCCGCGTGTGCGTACCTCCTCTGGTTCGCGCTCTTTCATTCGGAAAAAACAGTTGCGATTCTTGCGAATAAGGGGGCAACAGCTCGGGAAATGTTATCTCGCATTACGCTTATGTTGGAAAACATCCCGTTCTTTCTTCAACCGGGTTCAAAAGCTCTCAATAAAGGAAGCCTTGAGTTTAGTAATAACTCGCGTATCATCGCCGCTGCAACTTCTGGTAGCTCTATTCGTGGTATGTCAGTTAGTCTTCTATACTTGGACGAGTTTGCTTTCGTAGAAAGAGCATCCGAATTTTACACATCAACATATCCTGTTGTTTCGTCTGGTAAAGAAACAAAAGTAATTATTACTTCCACTGCTAATGGCATTGGTAATATGTTTTATAAACTGTGGGAGGGATCTACACAAAGAATAAATGAGTATCAATCATTTCGCGTAGACTGGTGGGATGTACCTGGGAGAGATGAAAACTGGAAGAATCAAACAATTGCAAATACATCTCAATTACAATTTGATCAGGAGTTTGGTAACACGTTCTTCGGAACCGGTGATACTTTAATTAATGCTGAAACTCTCATGAGTATGAGAGCTGAGAATCCAAAACGTGCTTTAGAAGGTGGAAATCTTCTTATCTATAAAGAACCAATTAAAAGTCATGAGTATATCATGACTGTTGATGTAAGTAAGGGAAGAGGACAGGATTATTCTACATTTAATTTGATCGATATTAGCGTAACCCCGTTTGCACAGGTTGCTGTATATCGCAATAACACTATCTCTCCAATACTCTTCCCTAACATTATATATAAGTATGCGAAAGTCTATAATGATTCTTATGTAGTAATTGAATCAAATGATCAGGGTTCTGTAGTCTGTAATGGATTATATCATGACTTAGAATATGAGAATGTTCATGTCGAATCTTCGGTAAAATCAAATGCAATCGGCATCACAATGACGAGAAAAGTGAAAAGACTGGGATGCTCAGCAATTAAAGATTTACTCGAAAACAGTAAAATAAATATTGTAGACGAAAATACTATTCTTGAAGTATCCACGTTTGTCTCGCGGGGACAATCTTATGAAGCTTCAGATGGAAATCATGACGATCTTATGATGAATCTCGTTATGTTTGGTTATTTTGCATCTACACAATATTTTGGAGATATGACAGATATTGATTTAAAACAACTTTTATTTGAGCAAAAAATGAAACAGATAGAAGACGATATTGTTCCTTTCGGTTTTGTTGATGACGGATCACAGTATATTGAGCATGAGATAGAAAAGCCCAACTGGGTTGTCGAATTTGATGTAAATTAAAATAATTATAAATACTATCGATAGTTGATGTTTTCCGTATTATGTCTCATATCAATGTAAACCGAGAAGGATAAAAAAATGGCACTTTTTACACCATCAGAATCTCCTGCGGTTGTCGTAAAAGAAATTGATACCACTGGCGGCGTGCCAAATGTACAAACTTCTACCGGCGCAATCGTAGGCAATTTTAGATGGGGTCCTGTCGAGCAAAGAACTCTAATAGCTAATGAACAAGGGCTAGTAGACACTTTTGCTACTCCGAATACAACAAATGCAGTTGATTTCCATAACGCTTCATACTTCCTGCGTTATTCAAATTCTCTACAAGTTGTTCGTATGACAGACTCCAGTGGAGCAAACGCTTCATCAACAACAGGTCAGACTTCATCTTATAATAAAGGTGCTTTGACTAATCCTGTTATTAAAAATAAATCAAATTTCGACGCTCAGCAAGCATCTTTGGACTCAGACGGTTATACTTTTGTAGCTCGTTTCCCTGGCGCGCTGGGTAATTCACTTAGAGTTTCAATCTGTCCACCTTCAGTAAGCGATTCAGCTTTTGATAACTGGACATATAAAGCGGCCTTTGACGGTGCACCGGGAACTTCAACATATGCATCAGGCCGTCAAGGTACGAATGATGAACTGCATATTGCAGTTGTTGACTTGAATGGCACATTCACTGGAACAGCTGGAACGGTTCTCGAAGCTTACCCATATGTTTCTGTTGCAACAGACGCAAAGGGTGACTTTGGACAGACAAATTACGCAATTAATGTTGTAAACGAAAGATCAAGTTACATTCATA